CTTAACTATGACTACCACAACCGTTGATATCGATACCGAACTATCCGCAGTCAATGCGATTCTTGGTAGTATAGGTCAATCACCAATATCAGGTATAGACTTTCAAAACCCTGAAATATCATTTATATATAATATACTTAAAGAAGTAAATCAAGATGTTCAAAATGAGGGATGGACATTCAACCTGGAATACCATATAAAAGAGAATGTAAATGCTAGTGATAATAAAATAATTATTTCATCTGATGTAATTAGAATTGATATGGAAGATTCGTGGGATAGAACACGTGACTTTGTAAGAAGAAAAGATTCAGATGGAATCTGGAAGATGTATGATAGAGTAAACCATACGTTTGAATTTCCAGATGATGATTACTTCTATGTTAATGTAGTTAGACTACTTGAGTTTGAAGATATACCATCAGTATTCCAAAGATATATAACATATAAAGCTTGTGGCAGAGCTGCTGTACAATTGGTATCAAACCAACAATTACAACAAATGTTATCAACCTTTGAATTACAATCTAGAGCTGCTTGTATGGAATACGAATGTAATCAAGGTGACCATAGCTATATGGGCTGGCCTGATGAATCAGCTTATCAACCATTTAAACCTTACCAAGCACTGAGAAGATAATGGCAAGTGTTACACAGAAAGTACCTAATTATGTTTTAGGTATAGCAGTACAGCCTGATGAGAAAAAATTTCCAGGCCAAGTAAATGATTTAGTTAATGGTGTACCGGATGTAGTACAGCAATTAGTTAAACGTCCAGGCAGTAGTTTAATTACTGCTATATCCCCATCCACAGCAGCACATACAAAATGGTTTAACATTTATACAAAAGATGATGAACAATATCTTGGACAAGTTGGGGCTGATGGTGCGCTTATCATATGGAGATGTAGTGACGGTGCTATCATACCCGTGGATTATGCAGATGTTGCTGGTACAAATAAAGCTACATATTTAGATAACCAAGCTTTATCAGATGAGAAGTCCTCTGATATACAGGCACTGACAATTAACGAAACAACTTTCTTTGTTAACAGACGTAAGACTGTTTCAATGAAAACAGATGCATCTTCCAAATCACCACCCCAATTAAATGAAGCATACATAGCATTAGATACTATATCTTATGGTAAACAATATGCACTCGATATATATTCTCTTGATAATAATACAACGTATTCATACCCACGTGCTACAGCTATAGTAGTAGATGAAGTTGTATCCCTTGATGGATCTAGTACAGCATCAGCTACAGTAGGAGCTGGTGATTGTAAAGGTATGGGTAGAGAATATGTAACAGTAAATAGTGGTACAGCAATTGGATCTACGTCCCCTCCTAACGCTAGTTCAGGTGGTAAGAGTAATCTAAGATATGAGATGGATTCTCGATGCACACCTCAACCTGACGATAACGATGATAACGACGACTATCATGATGCATATAACTGCTACGCAAAGTTGCAATTTGGTGGTGAAGGTTGGACGACAAACGATACACATCAACATACCTCCCAGAAAGGATTAACAACGACAGTAACAATTAAGAATCATGTAACAATTACCTCCAGAGCTAACCTAGCTATGGTACGTCCTGACCCTACCTCATCTAACTCAGAAGAACATGTGTCAGCAGCTGGTATATTAGGTGATTTAAAAACAACTTTAGATGCTATAAGTGGTACAGGTATTACAGCTACAATTGTTGGTAATGGCGTCCATTTATATAGTAAGGATAAGTTTGGTGTATCATCTCCTGAAAAAACGTTGATGAACATTACTACTAGTGAAATTAATAATAGTGCAGATTTACCACGTACTTGCCGTCATGGTTACACTGTACGTGTAGTAAATAGTGATGAAGATGTTGATGATTATTTCTTACGATTCCAAGCCGAAGGTATAGAAGCAGATATAACACAAACAGGTACATATGCTAGATCAAGTACGACTGTAACTATAACTGCTACATCACATGGTTTAAGTAATGGAGACCAAGTTATAGCAGACTTCACTAGTGGAGCTGCAACCGATGGATTCTACACTATTGCTAATGTAACAGCTAATACATTTACGGTTACAGATGCAGCTTCTGGTACAATCAGTGCAGGTGAAACTTGTACATTTACACCAGCTCGATTCGGAGAAGGCATCTGGGAAGAGGTAGCAGAGCCTGGTATAGAAATAGAGATAGATAATACAACGATGCCTCTAGCCCTTACTAGGGTGCTTCCAGGTTCATTCTCTATTAATGGAGGTGGTTCAACTACTTACTCTAATGGAGCCTTTAGATTCTCTTATCCTGATTGGGGTAAACGAGACTGTGGTGATAATATCACTAACTCTAAACCTTCTTTTGTAGGACAACAGATACAGAAGATGATCTTCTTTAGGAATAGAATTTGCATGTTAAGTGCAGAAAATATTATATTATCTAGAGTTAATAACTTCTATAATTTTTGGGTAAAAACTGCAATGGCAATTTCCAATGCAGACCCTATTGATTTACAATCCAGCTCTACATTTCCAACTAAATTATACGACGCCGTTGAACAGGCTGGTGGTTTAGTTGTTTTTAGTGCTAGTGAACAGTTCTTATTAACTTCAGGTGCCGAGGCTCTCTTGACTCCTGAGACTGCTAAGATCAGTTACTTATCATCTTATGGGTTTAACCCAGATACTATGCCTATAGAAATGGGTACTACTCTAGGATTTTTAAATTCACAAGCCAAGCATTCCAGATTCTATGAAATGGCAGCTGTGTCTCAAAGAGAAGAGCCTGAAATTGTAGAACAAACTAAGATAATATACAATCTATTCCCTGAAAATACCAGTATGATGACTGGCTCTACTGAGAATAGAATGGTATTATTTGGTGTAGATAGTACATTACATACAGCATCTAATGAAATATGGGGTTATAAATGGCATCAATCAGAAGGTAGGAGATCTCAATCAGCTTGGTTTAGATGGACTTTACCTAATAATGTAGTCTTTCATACTATTATGGATGATGTATATTATGTTATATTGAATACAGGTTCTACATATACACTAGAAAAATTTGATATAAAATTAAAATCAGATACTTTATTAATCGGTGATTCACCGGATCAGAATAGAGTATTTTTAGATACTAAGAAAACTGTTGCAACTGGAGATCTTACATATAATAGTGCTACTGATGTTACTACATTTACTTTAGGTGCAGGATATTATAGTTCTCGTACGCTCACAGCATATACTCTTACAGATAGTGATGCTAGGGGACGAAGTTATGATATACCAGCCGCTAAAATAACAGGTACAGCTCCTAATCAAACAGTAACATTACCTGGAGATTGGAAGACTTCTCTGAACGATGGGGCTTCTGTCAATACAGATGTTGTCATTGGGTATGAATATGAGTTTGAAGTGGAATTGCCTAAGATCTATATGACAAGACCAGAAGGAAATCAAATTGCTTCTGAAACTCGTGGATCTTTAGTTATACATAGGATGAACTTTGACTTTGGAGATGTAGGTGTAATAGATGTTACATTAAAACGTAAGGGTAGAGATGATTATACATATACAGTTGAGTCGTTAGAATGGGATAATATTTTAGCTAGTACTCCTGCAATAGCAGATACATACTTACATACTATACCAGTCTATGATAGAAACATAAACTTAACAGTACAAATCAAATCAAACCATCCATCTCCTGCTACCATTTTCTCTATGAATTGGGAAGGAGATTATTCAACTAGATATTACGCCCGTGTCTAAATACACCCACCCAATTACAATGGAAGCTGCTGTTGATGT